CCTTGACCACCACCTGCTCCATTACTGGGCAAAGGTAGTTGTTGAGTCTGTTCCTCTGCCTCTTTCTGTACTTCTACAAACCTACGAATATCTTCAGCAAGGCTTAATACCTGATCAAATGTTTCAGTGTTCTCTGCACGTGTTACAAATACTTTCTCATCCTCTTCAAAAGGAATAAGAGCAGCAGCACCAACCTTATAGTGTAGATTGATACGGTCAATCAAACTAAACTCTGTTAGATCCTCATCTTGAATCTCAAAAAAGTCCAATGCGTTAAGTTCAGCATACCCACCATTAAAGCTCTTACGAAGACCAGGATACTTACGCTTCATTAATTTCTCAATGCGAACATCTTCAACGACATTCACATATGACTGGGGAACCTGAACCTTCTCAGTCCAGTCTTCATTAGGTGTGAACAATGCATGTCCAACCTCATGACCAACAAGCATATCATATACAATGCTGCTTGCTTTGTCCCACTTAGGTAAGGTAAGTACTCTGCGATCTACATCAAACTGTGCAGTAGGTACACTACGATGCTCAACTACTAGATTCTCTGTCGCTAGTAGTCTGGCAAGATTTCCTTTGATTTCCTTGTTGGACATTCATCTCTGTTGCTGATGTACATAGCATAACAAAGAAATGGGTCATCCGATCAAGGCATGTGTCACTTCGTGAACTGTCTCCTCCATGATAGAATAGTTCTTATCCTTACTAACTGTAATGGTTCTATCAAACTTATCATCTAGAATAGTCTTGTGTGAAATAACAAATACGTTTGTACTATCATCAAAGTTACGTAGGATCCAACCAAGGTCAGAAGTACCCGATTGATCAAGCGATCCATCAAAGATTTCATCTAGTATAAGAAGGTTGGTGTCAACTGAGTTCTTTAGTTTAGCAATACTTCTCCAAGTAAGCAAGAGTGCTATATCAATACGTGCTTTCTCACCCTCACTAAAGGATTCATATGTAAACACATCACGGTATCTAGACTTAATAGTTTCTTCAAAGTGTTCATCTAAAGTAAAGTTGACATAAAAATCCATACTCTGGAGGAACTGATTGATCAGTTTATTCATCGTAGGAAGGTACGTCTTAATAATTCTTGTCTTGATACCACTGTCCTTAAGTAGTGTGGCAGCAACATTTAAGACATCACTTTCTTTCTTACCATCAAGATAAGCCTTCTTCACATCTTTCTTCTCAGAAAGTAAGCCTTCAAGCTTACTATACTCAGCCTTCTTATCTGGCGTTGCTCCTTCCAATTCTTTAATCTCCTGATCAATCTCTTTAAGACTATTTCTAACAGTCATTAACTGATAATTAATATTGGTTATAGTAGAATTCTTTAGATTAACTTTGTGTGATAGTGTGACAAATTTTTCATTTCTATTTTCTTCTTCTTCAATGGCCGTCTGAAGTTCTGCATATCCACTATCCATATCTTTGATCTTAGTCTCCAATGCACCAGTCATAGCAAACACAAAATTCTTCTCAAGATCCTGATGGCAGGTAGGACACTCATCATTGTCCTCAAAGAACTTATGTTCCTTCTTACATGAATTTAATTTGGTATTTAACTTGATCAGTATGGTATTTAATTGCTTCAATTTATCAGAACTCTTTGAGTACTCAGACATTTCTTCATTAAACTTACCAATTTGTAATGTGAGAGTATTGATTTCCTTATTATACTCATTCTCTTCGTTAAGAAATTCTACGATTTTTTCTTTCTTCTTATCAATTTCTGCATCAGTTTTCTTCTTCAACTCCAACATATAATTCTTTTGAAGTTCTATCTTTTCATCAAACAAATGAATCTGATAATCTAGATCCTTTATCTCTTCTCTGTTCTCTCTTATCTTATCCTTCAACTTACCATTCATGACAGAGAACACTTGAATGTCTAAGATATCTTCAATGATCTCTCTACGTTGTTGTCCAGGTAAACGCATGAAAGGAACAAATGTACTAGATCCTAACACTACAATCTGTGTGAATGACTTGAAGTTCATCTTCAATACATTCTGTTCTAAATTCTTCTGTTGATCTACGGTCTTAGAATCCTCATTCCACATCTGACCATTACAATAGATCTCAAACTTATTAGGTTTAATACCACGTACAACTGTATACTCTATCTTACCAATACTAAATTCTATCTCAACAACAGCATCCTTTTCATTGACACTATTAACAAGCATACCTTTATTAATTTTTCTGAATGGTTTCCCAAACAAAGAAAACGTCAACGCATCTAAGATAGTTGACTTACCTGATCCATTAGTACCAACGATCAAATTAGTTCTAGACCCCTGAAGATCAACTTCAGAAAACACATTACCTGTGCTCATAAAGTTCTTCCAACGAACCTTCTTAAACGTAATCATGGTATAATAATATCTTCAGGAGGAACAATAAGATCATCCGCAGAAATTATAGAATACTTCTGACCCTGAGATCTACATGCATGAATAATCTGTTCTGGTTCTACATTCATAATTTGGAGGTCTGGATTCTTCTCGTCCTCTGTCAACTGCATCACATACCTTACTGCATCATCTGCTTCCTCAAAAAGAGGAACAATACGAGTTTCATCTTCATCAAAAACTGAGAAGATTCCTTGCGGATGATCCTTTAGGGTAATGACGAACAACACTACAAAACCTCACACGACTCTATGTAGAGAGACTGCATGAGTTTCTTAAGATCGGTTTTGTCTACCGCTAGTTCTATCTCATCAATATACTCTCCCAATAAAGTAAGAGTATCCTTCACATTCAAGTCTACATCATCAGCCGTCTCTGTGTCAACCAGTGTTTCAACAATCTTAACATCGTGTGCTCCTGCATGATAAATCTGTTCAACAAAGTCCTCAAATTGCGTATAGCTACGCTTCTCCTCAACAATAACCTTAACAAAACTATCCTTAAGATGATCTGTACTGACGTTGGTGTAATCGTTCTCCAAGTCGTTGTAGAAAACTTTCTGAAAGATTTCAAACGGGTTCTTAATGTACCTAAGTTTATCTGTTTCAGTATCATAGATATGAAATCCTCTCTGATCTTTATAGTCGTTCCAAAACATTTGATAAGGGTTGCCTAGGTACTGAATGTTTCCACGTTTTGATTTGTGATGGAAATGTCCAGACCAGACACGATCATATTTCTTAAAGACAGACGGTTCTAATCCACCATGATCAAATTTCATTCCAGGTGTCACCTCAAACCCATTGAGTTCTAAGTGACCACATACTATACTAGCATCTGATTCTTCTATTGCTTTCATAGACTCCTCTGTATTACCAGAGTTGATCCAAGGAAGCATCAAAAATTTCTTACCACCTAGTTTAAGTTCTGTTACAGATTTATATAGATGAAAATTATTATAGTGTTCTAATAGTAACTCAGGTGAATTGATTTTATTTGTGTTCTTATAGTACGTAGTATGATTCCCAAGAATCATGTGTACATCAAACCCTTTAAGTCTGTCAAAATAATTTGCCTTAACCCTAGCAAAAGTATTATAGTCCATAGACTTTCGGTTATCAAAAGTATCCCCAAGGTCAAATACTGTGTAGATACCCTCTCGCTCAAGAGTTGGGAAAAATATTTCATCGTAAAATCTCTGGAAGTAATTCCAAAATGCTAAAGAACCTTTGCGACCATCTAGGTGCTGATCTGTAATGATTGCTATCTTCATAGCATTCGTGTCTTAATATTATATACTGCTCTACTGTGGGGATATAGTTTTCTCAATTTCTTTACTACTGCTAGTTGTACTTCAAGTAGGGTCATAAGGTTTTATAATAATACAATTATTTGCATAGTCTGCTTTGAACTCTAACTCAACTTCATGATCCCACATGAGTTCTTCATATAGAGCATTCAATCTATCCATATCCTCATAGAGGTCATTAATGTGAATATGATCGTCTTCTATCATCGGTTCATTTTAATTTCTATGTTCTCTTTAATGCTACCAAGCTCTGCTCTTGACATATTCATACCTTGCATACTACCCTCATATGTATCTGTATGCATGACCTCTTCATATCCTGACTTCTCAAGAATCTTATTCTTAATCTCCATCTGCTTCTTCTCCTTCTGTATGCGTCTCAAGAAGGCGTAATAGATTATCTGTGTGAAGTATGCAAAAGGATTGTTTGACTTGGCAGGATCAAAATTATCTATGTACTGTAAGCAATTCTCAATGCCATCACATATCATATCTTCCCTGAACATATAGTTCACGAAGTTTGGTTTGTATGATAGGTGTGTAGCAATCTTTAAGAAGCATTCACCAATGTAATTTGGTACACGAGGTCTTGCGTCCTCATTCTCTTTGGCGACAATAACAGAACAGCGGTAATCAGAGATTGCTAATAAAAATTCTTTATTATTCACATAATACTCAGTCTTCTTTTTCATTCTTGGCATTTCTGTTACCTTAAGTATAGGTGATTGTACGTCAAATGTCAAGGGGGCTTGACACGAGGTAACAAACGCAGTAGACTAACTCTGTTAGGGTTCAAGGATGGGGTCTAGCTTTTCTTATATAAATCTTCTAAAGCTTTTCTAGTTTCTTTAGTGGATCCTAGATTTCCCATTTCTCTGGAGAATTTCTTTGGTTCAAAAGTGTCTCTGAATGTTGTAATTTGAGAAACATGTTTCTCAACACAGTCAGTATAAAATGCTTCAATTCTTTCATCTTCAAGTTCCGTCATAGTAAGAACATGTTCTTTAGGTACAACAAACATCTGATCAAAAGTAGAACGTATCCATTCAGATAAAGCAAATCCATTTACTCTTACATTTTTTTGTTGCTGATCTATACCATGTACTTCCATAGGATTCTCAAGAATTAAGCTATCATCATCTGGCATAAAAGAAACTTTAGAAATAAGTTCTTCTCCAGTAGTTAACTTAATTGTAGCTATAAATTCTTCTTCCATATTAGGTTGTTTTAAAGTTTACTTGTATGACCTCATATTTAAAGTTCTCTTCATTATATATGTTAACCCTTTCATTTAAATGACGAAGAGTGTAGTTCTGTCCTCCAATATCATCCGCAATATCATATAGTGTCGCTATATCTTTCCCTTCTCCTTTACGAAGGACTCTCCCAATTGATTGTAAATTTCTAATACGTGACTTACTGGGAGATGCGAAAATGATATTATGAAGACGCTTAATATTAATCCCAGTACTAAAAGTACCATATGATGCAACGATAATCGCATTATCTTCCTGCTCCGTAATCTGCCTTACCTCTTCTCTATCTTGTACTTCAGTGCCACCATGGACAAAGAAAACTTTACGATCTTTACTTACAGTATTATTTATTAAATCATATAAAGGTTCGCCATGTTTTTCAATATAGTTAAATAGTAATAGTGTATTCCCATCTAGATCATTAACTAGATTTTTTATTAAGTTGTTACGTCCCCGATGTTCAACCAAATAATCTATCTCTTCTTGATATGTTTCAAAGTGTTCAGCTGGGTGTTTACATAAGAGGATTTTTATCCTAAAATTAGATAGGTAACCAGACTTGATCAAATCTTCTGTCTTGGTTACTTGCTCACATGAACCAAAGAGTCCTTCCAATACCCACTTATGAGTCTTGCTACCATCCAAAGTACCAGTAAAACCAAACCGATACTTTGCGTTATGTAACTTTGTCATGATTCCAGTGAGGGATTTACTCTTAAATAGATGTGCCTCGTCACCTATCACACAATCAATATCATCAAAGTATCTTTTAGGGAATTTGTAGATTGATTGCCAAGTTGATATTATAATGTTTTTACTTGTATTCTTATCTTTACCACCATATATCTTATGAATAAATTCCTCAGCACTCCATCCATAGTCAACGAAGTCGTTGACCATCTGTTCCACAAGGGATGTAGTTGGGACGATTATAAGTATCTTCTTGTTGGTGGCGCAATAGTATCTGACGAGGCTATAGATCATCAGAGACTTCCCCGAACCAGTAGGAGAAAGAAGTAACTTTCTATTATTTTTTAAAGCCTCGTACACTGCCTTGTATTGGTATGGACGGGGTTTTATATTGCAAATTTTATCCATAAAGGTTTTAACACCAGCTGGTGTTACAAAACCATTGTCTTCATAGACATCACCATACCACTCATCCTTTTCATACTCTATCTGATACTGCTTTTCATAAGCCCATGTATGAAGACGATCTGTTAGACCACAATACAATGCACCAGTACCAGGAGAGTACAATCGTATAGTACCATCCCAATGCCTGTACCTAGGATTCTTTTTTAAATACTTTGCTTCAGGTACTTCAAATGTGAAGTAGTCTGCTAATTCATGGTGGACATGTTGCTCTTCAGAATGAATTGTAACATAAACTTCATTCTTCTTCTTTACTGAGAGGTGTGTCATTACTGTCCATTAATAAATTTCTCCCACTCAATGGCACTCTTGACTTGAAACCCTCTGTTTGATATCTGTTTCATTACCTGATCTAACCAGTATAACATCTGATCCAGGTATTTGATTTTAGCTTCTAGGTTAATGATTTCATCATCAGACTCTAGATAGACCTTCATTTTTTCTGAAGTCTTTATACTATTACCAAATGGTTTTTCTGCATATGTCTTAGCGTCAGCCTCGCCTCCATAGTACTCACGCTTTGTTCTAACCAGTTTACGAATTTCAAACTCTAACGAGGTTTTAATCTGAGATGTGTCAGTGTAATGGCATAAGTATTTATTGTGGCAGAAAGGGATGTCAAGTGCTACCTGTGCAAGGTCAGCACTATATTGTTTATTCTTAAACTGAAAATCTACATGACTATCTTCTGCCCATTCTTCTTTCAGTTGTTCAAATTTATTACGAAGAGATTCAAAGTTCATTAAAGTTTCTTAAAGTTTTCATCACGAATTTCAAAGCTTTCATACTTAAATGTTGCATTCGCAGTTAAGTACTCCACATCTCCTATTGTAGCATCAAATGGTACTCCTGACAAACTAACAGGAAACATATTGATGAAACTAATAATATGATTTATATTATTATGTGATGATAATATGAATAGATTAGCCAGTGAATATTGATCTGATTCCCCAGGTAACAATCTTTTTTCAGCAAGACCAAATTTACGAATCCAATTGTGTATGGTTGTATAATTAACTAAGTCTTCATCAATAATAAATGTTAAATTCAAGTCCCCAAATTGTACTCCACCACTACCAGCAATAGGAACTTTCCTGTATGGTGTATCAACTTCAACAATAGGCATTGATATATCTGGTATAGAAGCACCTTGACAAAAGAAATCAACACCAGGGAACAGTTCCAGATCCAATCTAAATCCTGCAGGAACTAAGAAATTTCTATTCTTTGGTTGTTCTTTATACCACTCAGCTACCATGTCAACTTCCCAAGCTACGAATTATTTATCTTTGTACTGAGATGGTGCTCCATTACCCCATTGAACTTGCAGCTCTTCGTCACTTATTTCGGGATTAACCTTCTTCTTTCTTATTGCATTAAAAGATACCACAGCAACAGTAGTTACCGTGGCAATTGTCGGGGTCACGTATAATAAAATTTTCTGCCACAACATTTCAATAGCTGTACTCGTCAATAACATCCAGTACTTTATTTAGATATTGCTCTGCACCACGACATTCTTGTTCAGTCATGTCATGTCTTTCACAACGTTCGTAGAGTTCATTTTTAAGTTTCATTGACCGTGCTTGCATGTCAACTTTTTTTAGAGAACCGTTCATGGTAGTATACCAGTGTTACTTTTATATTTATTAAAGATTATACCACAAAAAATAAAAAAGAGGGTCCGAAGACCCTCTTGATTGTATTGATTTGATAACCTAATGGATCACATGAGGTTCTCAACTTGTACACGACGATAGTACTGGTTCCTGTTCGCTGTAAGTGCTTCAGCATCAGGAGTACCGTTCGCTTTAACAACGAATGGGTTAGCAACCATACCGTAACGAGTCTTGAATCCAATTTTGGGTTGGAAGGTATCTGGACCAATGGACCTGACCATTTGGAGAGGCACATATGGGCAATAGAAGAGTCCTGCATCATAAGGTGAGGAACCCTTATATCCTACAACATAGTAGTGCTTGTCAGCAACGTTAGCAGAGTAAGGATCAACAAAGACCTTAATGCGTCCGTTAATTGTACCAACAAGTAGATTACCTGTGTCATCAACTTCACCGATGGAAGGACCACCAGCACCAGTTAGACCTGAGGAATAATCAAGTGTACCAGACATGGCAAGAGCAGAAGCGACATCAGCAGAAGTGATGATGAAGTTCCCTTTTCCACGACGAGTTTGCTGGGCGATGGCGTTAGCGTCACGCTCAACTTGGAACATAAGT